AATCTCTCCGCAACTCACCGAGAGTGTATTCTATTTTCCCATACAAAAGAAAAGCATCAAATATATTAATTACTTTACGATATTCACGATAAAGGTGAAGATACTCACGGACATAGTAGTTTGAAATAGTCATTTTAAACACCCTTTCTATCTGTTAAATAAGAAATACGTTCGATTTCTGCTTGGCGAATGCGGAGAAGATATTCCGAATATTCAGAATCAGAAAATAAATCAACAGATTTAAAAGCAGACAAGTAAGCAAAAGATTCAGAAAACGTAACCACATTATAAGGAATATACGAAATTACAATGTTCATTTTATCCGTAACAATAGCCTTCATTTGTTCAATAGTCATTTTAAACCAATCCTTTCAAATTTAATTAATGGGGTGGGGCTGAAACAGTCAACCCCCTAGAACTGTTAGTCAATAACCTAAGTTAATGTATACAACTTTATATGTGAATCCGTTAACTCTGCAAAATTCTTTACAAATGTTTTCTTCATTCTCTGCAAAACAACATCTTATTTCATTAATAGAATAAAATTTTCTTTTCATTTTAAACACCCTTTCTGGCGAATTTGGTGAATTTGGCGAATACGGCTAACATAGTCCAAATATTCAGCATCAGTAAATAATTCGACACATTTAAAAGATAAGAGAGTAGCGAAAATTTCATCAAATGAAATCACATTACGAGAAAAAAATGATATTTGTAGCTCCATGCGGTCCTTAGCAATATCTTTCATTCGATCAATAGTCATTTTAAACACCCTTTCTGCGGTTTGTGGGTTATCCGCTTTCCCTTTGTCTGTATATATTATAGCATATATGGGCACACATTGCAATAGGCATTGTGCATAAATATATGGGAACATATTTGTATAAATTATATGGTGACACATACAAAAGAATATAGTATAATAAAACAGGGGTGATAATATGTTGACAGATGCAGAAAAGAAAGCTGTAGCCAAGTATCACGCAAAGCTTGACGAAATCAAGGTACGAGTGCCAAAAGGAAAGCGTGAAGTCTACAAAGCCCATGCAAAACGCAAGGGCAAGAGCCTGAACGCACTTATAATTGAACTACTCGAAAAGGATATGCAGGAAGAAGATTAATCTTCTTCCTGCTTTTGCATATAGCGAACGGCAGGAGCAGACAGCAAGACTTGTGCATAGTTACTCAGATGTCGAACGAGTAGCCCATTCGTTCAAAAGTTCTGCCCACAGCGAGTTCGACTTTACCACCCGAATGCTTTTGAACGAAAAAAAGAAGCAAAAAACATACACAAGTAAATATTAATCATCATAACAAGGTACAGAGCAATTCTCACAAGCAGGGGAATCTGTAAGATAAAATATACATTCCTCACAGTGGGCATAACAGCAACAGTTATCATAATCGCATACCTTATCGGCACATTCGCCATGATCGGTATTTTCTTTACACCAAAAATTAAACTCTTTCATTTTAAAAACTCCTTTATTATTCAAATTTGAGATTATTCTATGTAACTCATTATTTATAAAACACACAGACAATTAAAGGATTTATATAAGCTAACAACAAAGCCAAAGGTAACAAGATATCAAGATTATCACCATAGTAAAGAAAATCATCAACGAACATGAGAATAAGAACTAAAATCAAAAGCAAAAATAAAATAATAGGGATAAAAGCCATAAAATCACATCTTTCTAATTAATATAATATATTATTCAAATTTGAGATTATTCACAGCTTTGCACATTTGGTTGAAATTGCTATGTACATAACGCTGGGTAGTTGTTATATCAACGTGTCCGAGCAATGCTCTGAGGGTTTCGATATCTGCGCCACACTGAATAAGATACGTTGCATAGCTATGTCTAAGCTTGTGCGGGGTGAGATACTGTAAATCAGGATATTTTGTTTTTTGTTGCTCATAGAACGCTCTGTAGAGCCTGTTATAACGTCTAAGGGATATAACTGTATGAGTTATAGGTGAAACGAACAGAAAGCCGTCTGAGACGTCCTGAGAGCGTATATGATTAAGTATAGCAATAGCATTACTATGCAGAGGGATAAGCCTATCACGGCGAGATTTTGTGGTCTGTACAATCCTATCACCGCATGAAGTATGTACGAGTGTCTGACAGACTTTAAGATATCTGTTATCAAGGTCAATGTTATCCCAACTAAGGGCGAGAAGTTCACCACGGCGGAGACCTGTCCACAAGTCAAGCTGAAACATTCTGCAAACTCTACTATCATCATCAAAAAGGTGTACGAGATTATCGGGGCTGAAATATTCAGCTTCTTTTTTTATACGTTTTGGAGGTTTAACATAGTCGCAAGGGTTTTTGTCACAATAGCCATTAACTATAGCTTCACGGAATACACGTTTAAGTAAGAAATATGAACGTCTTTGGCGGTCATTACTGTAAGATAGGGTGGATTTAAGACAATTCTGAATATCAATAGGCTTTACGCTCAGAAGCTCCATATCGGCTATATAACCGAAGTGTTTTTGATTTATATAGTAATAGTCCTTATAGCAATCATAGGCTATCACATCAACGCAGTATGCGTTATAGAACATCTCAAACCATTCTTTAAAAATCATAGGACATCATCATTTCCATTCTCTTTAAGATATTGAAGTATATCATTGCAGTTCTTTTCGACTTGACTTGAAAAGGTGAAACTACTTTCATACTGATAACAGACATTAGCACGAGGGGGAGAAACTATCGGTAAATCATCTTTAAAGTCTGAATTGCAATAGATCTCTTTAGTTTTACGGACTATGTTCTTACTACTCCAGAAGAATTTACCGAAGATTTTCTTTACGTCCTTAGTAATGTACTTTGTGACGTAAAAAGCTAGGTTTGACATCTGCCCGTAAGTCTGAATAGCGGTTGAAAATCCATATTTCCAATCAGAAACATTATAAACAACAGGCAAATCAGATATATCACAACCAAGCTTATCACATATATGCAGGCGCTTTATAGTATCTATTTTAAGGGGCTTGTCATGACCATTAACAAGACGTGTACCACTATCAACGAACTTAAAGTCACAATCGTTTATAAGAGCGTGGCAATGTATACCGCCTTTTTTGTGATACTCAGGAACTAAGATATATTTAAGACCTTTTCTACTAACTGCATTTTCAAGCCATTTTTTCAAAGGCTTTATGACTTCTTTAGGGTTTGTGCGGTCAAGGTTATCACCATTAAAGGTAATAGTAAGGAAGTATTTCCAATCATTTTGATAAACTATATCAAAGATACTTTGCTTTGCTCTTTGAACACTATCGGAACGAACATCACCGCATTGTGACTGCTTATCTTTAAACTTACGAGTATCAAGCATATCAAACATTATGTTTCCGTTTTCGTCCTCATACTCAAAATAACATATATAATTTTCACGAGCCGTTTTAAGTTGCTCTTGTCTTGAACGTTCGTCAATACTATGCTCATGCTTGCAGTGATACTCAAATGCAGGGTCTTTAAATATGTGTCGATCAGAACGTGTTATAGTGTAACTGCCGTCACGATATTCCTTTATCTTTGTATTGCAATTGACCTCTTTAGAGGACGTTTTTAGGGGCATTTATATCAACTCCCATTTATTAGGTGAGTGCTTTTTGTGGCTAATATCAAGTAATAGCCACACGCACCGCAGGGCGGCGCAAGCGCTCGCCCCTGCGGTCGCTCGTGGCTATACGCCACGCCTTTTTCGCAGACTTCTGCTTGTCTTTCTATCGTGCATAATGTCACTTGTGACATCTACTCCACGATTGGCAAGTATTTCCGTATCGCTGATGTACTCCTTATCAAGCATATTATCAACAAGCTGTGAAGTATCATATAGCTGTCGGCTCTGATTAGTCTGCAAATACAAACGGCTGTAAAGCTTTTTCGGCATATATGACTTATTTTCCGTATACGCTTCATACTCGTCTATATCATAGGTTTTGACCTTGATAAGACGTGTATAAGGGTGACGGAATGTAGCACGGCACGTTGACACTGTAGCCGTTATATCTCGTATCTGTTTATCAAGTAGATTAAATCGTTGCACTGTAGCAAGTATCATCATTTTGCGCTTTCTACATTGACAAAGGTGCTGAAAAAGCGGTTTAGGGACGGCTCTTTTACCACCTGAGAAATCACGAGAATTAAAAATAGTACCTATCTCATCAATCACCACAATGCAATTTTTAGGAGCGTGCAGGATATCTTGTGCGGAATTAAGCTTGTAAATATTCGTCCACTCAGGAAAATTTTGAAGATTGATATTTGTAAGTATAGACAACTGAGGATAACGCACGCAATAGTTATATGCTATCTGAGCAAGGGTTGAGGTTTTACCTGTTCCGAATTTACCGGTATAAAGGTGTATGCCCCAACCTTGAAAGATAGCGGAATTATTGAAGTATGCACCGAAAAGGTGGTCATACACCTCATAGGTGATAAAGGGCGGTATTTGTTTTATGTAGTCAAATATAATCATAACAAATCACCTACACAGCACTTGCACAACGTGTCATGCGTATCATCACATTATAGAAGAACTTGCAGAAGATACAGAGCATAACCACAGCGAATATAAAAGCCATGCCGAGGAGCAAAGCATCATATCTATTCATGACTTCTTGCGAGAGATCACAGCCCATTAACTTCAAAAGCTGAAAAAATGGGTTATTTTCATCAAACACTATGTGTACTTTCATTATCGTTCACCTCACAATCATCAGTTTCAACCGCAGGAAAGGCTTTTATTTCAACATCTTCACCGAACATCAAAAACTCAATAAGCTGTTTTCTGTTTCCGCTGAACTCATGTTCAGCTTTAAATTTTCTAAGGTCAGTGAAGAAACCTATAACACCGCTTATAGTACAAACCATAAAGCAGACAACGAGTATAAACAAAACCAAGTTAAGCATTTTTCTACCTCCTAACGAGCCATACAAGTGAAAGGACCATAAGAACAACAAGAATAAAGCAAATAATATTTACTAACATATATCCTCCTAAAAGTTTTTGAATAGATAAATCAATAATTTAATACTGCAAGACAGCATGAAACCACCTATAAGTACAGCTCCTAATGAAAAAGTATATCCTTGAAAATTAACAGTATAAGACATACACGATGTTAAAGAGTTAAATACTAATTTTAAATATGATATAACTGGCATAAAATCACCCCTTTGGAATAGCAGAGGATAAACCAATAGCAAGTTTAAAAATTGCAATTCCAAGCATAAGAATAAACCATGTAGTAAAAATAGTAATAAACCAATCAGGCAAAATTGAAAGAGAACAGGTAAGAAATTTAAAATAATTACCAGTTACAGCAAATAAAGTTCCTAAGTCAGTATAATCAACATCACTAAAATTTAAATTCATTTTTTTATTTTTTAGATAGTCATCATAATCATCAGGTTGCATATATGAGCCGTCTTTTATAACACCGTCAGAGCCTTTTGCAAGGTCAACGTCAGTGACCTTTGACGGCGGTATATTACACAAGTCTTTAAGCTTTGTAGTCGAGGGATTGTAAGTATTTCCGTCCTTGTCTTTATATACTTTTGGTACATAATCAGGAAACTTCTCATAAGAAAAAGGATCTGAAATAACAGAATAAACACGATAAGCCTTGAATGTTTCGGGCTTGCCTGTTTCTTCATCAACGGACTTTACAAAATCATCAATCTTCTCACACGTCTTAAGGTTTGTAAAATCTTCTTGATAGGCATAAGAGCCGAGCCACGTTGAATTATTGGTATTATCTTTGTGTTCATCATTTTTAACAGAAACTTGACCATTGTTTTTTACAAACACACCGATAACATTAACATAAAGCTTGCTATCATCAGTAAGACCATGTGTTTTATAATCAATAGAAGTGAGGTCAAAAGCTACAGAAAGTTTGCCGTCACGTGGAATAGTATAAATAGGTGTTCGACCTTGATACAATGTTAAATACGGCTCAAAAGTATCAACAGTACCATTACTGTTCAAATCGTCAGAAACAGAGCCGTCAGACTTGACCTTTTCATCGTCTTGTCCCTTGTAGTAATTGCCGTCATGGTTCATAGCATAAAGCACAACATCTTCATCAAAGAAACGTTGCAAATCATCATCAGCGTTAAGAAGATTTTTTGAAAGACAACATAAAACGGCATAAGTGCCAGAGCCGTAAGCTTTTCCTAAGTCTTTTTCATTGAACGTTTTTAAAAACTCAGATGTAAGCTTTATATCAAGGTTAATATTATTATTTTCAGCCGAAACAAGTCCGTTTTCATCAGCATTAGCACCGCCCTTTGACGGATAGTAAATTTTATTTTGCATATTCAATGAAAGTTCGGGTGTATATGTAACAGTAAACGGAGCAGGAACAGCGTTAGGGTCAGGGGGATCTAACTCGTTTTCAAGATTATCGAAATCATATACTTTTGTATGAAAATATACTTTAACTGTTGATTGAACATAGTCATTAATATTAATTAATGCCTTACATTCGGGTTTTGTAAACCCACTAGGCTTAGTGACATCCCAACCGCCATAACCAACAGATTCAGTTTTATTATCAGAAGAATCGAATTTGAATAAAAGACATTGTGAATCAAACGCATAATTTGAACCAAACAAAAATTGATTATTTGTAAAGCTATAATATGCAATAGCAGTAGGGTCAAAGTAAAGAATATTAGTTTCTGATGTGCCGTCAGAATTTTTGCCATAGACAGCTATATAATTATCAGTTTTCGAGATAGTTGAAGAAAAGTAATTATAAACATCAGTAAAGTGCGGAATGTCAGAAGATTTACTAACTATAGACCACTTGACACTTGAAAGGTCATTTTTAGTTACTGTATCATCAGCAAACGCAGGAACGGCACAACATATCATCACCACAATTGCAGAGATCATACACAACACTTGCTTAATCTTTTTTCTCAATTTATCAACTTCCTTTCAAAAAAATTAAGCGGAGCAATTTGAATTACTCCGCTTATGTAAATGGTTTTGCTTATACAGCGTGTCTGAACTTTGCGAAAAGTCCTGCACCTGAGCCGAGAAGAGAAAGACCGACAAGAATTGCAATAGGCACATTGCTTGTCATAGCATCCCAACAAGAACCAAAAACAGTAACGGCATTACTAAGCATTGTTGTTACAGCTTCCATTATTAGCAAAACTCCTTTCTTATTAAATTTTTTATAACAGCGGTTTCACCGCTAATTATTTTGTGTTGCGGTGAAGTGTTCCGTCTGCATTGATTACAGTAATATCAACAAGCTGAGAACGTCCGTTGAATATCTGATAGTTCAGCATTACATCACAGCCGAGAAGCTTATTGAAATCCTCAGAATTTCCGTTAAGTCTGATTGCATTTTCGGTCGGTATTTTCAGAGTATCGACCATTTTACCATGACAGTCAGGGTTATCAACTTCCTGCAAAAGCTGAAAGACAACCTTTTCAGGGCTGTTTATCTGCTTGCCCTCTATTACTCCGTTAAATGCTTTCTTTTTTGTCCAACCTACAATAGTTGTTTTCATGTTTTTTTCCTTTCTGAGGTTTTTCGGCTTTTCCTCGTGCCTTTTCCTTTGTGTTTCTTTTTCGTGTCCCTTTTGCCCCTGCTGGCGCTGGGGCGGAACGGCAAGCGACTTCATTCGCTTTGCTCATGAATTCCATTGCCTATTTTTTTAACTTAAATTTCTTTTCGCTTCACTCAAATAAATTTAATTTAAAAAAATTCCATGGGACACTTACGTTTATCAAGTGATTAGTACAATAATGTACTATCGACATATATAATATACCCCATTTTTGTACTATTGTCAATAGAACAATTATGTACTATGATATAATTTGTATAAATAAACAAATAAGTGAGGTGATTTTTATTAATTATTATCAAAGACTTAGAGATTTAAGAGAGGATATGGAACTAAATCAAAGCATGATAGCGAAAATTCTTGACACTTCTCAAAAGCAATATAGTAGGTGGGAAACAGGTGAATATCCTATCCCATTTGAAAAAGTTATACAGTTAGCAAAATTTTATAAAGTGAGTATTGATTATATAGCAGGACTTACGAATGACAAAAGAGGAATAGGCTATAAAGCCGACAGCAACAGTAAATACAATATAACACAGCAGAACAATAAAAGTGCTGTTGTAAAAATAAAGGAGTGATAAAGTTGAATAGTGTATATAGTATAATTAGTGTTTTAGATGATACAGTAAAATTAATTCTTGCCACACGTTTAATAATAAATCTGTTAATACTCGCACTTATAATCTATTTAATCTGCAAATTTCTTGACCTTTGCAAAACTGTTAATGATCTTTCAAAGAGGAACAAGGAGCAGGCGGAACTATTAAAACAGCAAAATGAAACGCTTGTGAAAATAGGACAGATAATAATAAAAATTAATAAGGATAAAGAGGAGTAATCATGCTAGAGGAATTATTTCAAAATGCAGAAACAGCAACAGCAATATTCATAGGGTTGAATATACTTTGGCTAGTAATTGTTATTGCTTTAATTATTTGTGTTTTCAACATATCCATAAGACAATCACATCAGGACAGAGGACAAGACACCATAATCAAGCTACTGCAAAACATCTCCGACCAACAAGAGGACATACTTGACGAGCTGAAATACCTCAATGACAGCAATGACATAGACCGACAGGAGCAAGAGGACTACACAGAGCCGAATGACTATCAAGACTTCTGAGTGTCGCCTAATCGGCGAGAATACAAAATGCTAACCACTACGGAATAATGTTGAGAAGCGGTGCTTGATTGTCACTCCGATATAACACAATCAGAACAAAGGGAACGCACAGCCTTACGACAGTGTGCAGACCTGCACCCCAGAGGTGGGCACGTGGCGATGTCACACAAATCTTTTCCCTGCGGTCAAAGATTTGGCGACCGCCACTCAGGCAGGGGGAAAGCAGGGCGCACAGCACAGCTTTGTGCGCCCTGCACCCTCAACATTTAATGCTTCGGACATAAAAAAACACCCTACGCACTTCGTGCGTGGGCTTGGGGTGGTAGAGGTCGTCGGTTCAAATCCGGTCACTCCGACCAAAATGTAAAAAACGGTTTTCCGCTATTGTGGAGAGCCGTTTTTTAGTTGTCAAAATATTTTAACACAAAAAAAGCTCCGACAGCAAATCGGAGCTTTTGGCTTTGTATTACATCTTCGCAAGCTTTGCAAATTCTGCTTTCAGTGCAGGATAGATCTCTGTGTAAAGCTTGTAGTATTTCTCATACTCAGGTACTCGCTCTGCTTCAGGCTGCTGTACCTTGTCGGTCTTTACTACTGCCTTACAAGCTTCCGGTACTGATGAGTAAATGCCTGCGCCTGTTGCTGCAAGAAGTGCTACGCCAAGGGCTGGACCTTCTTTCGATGAAGCTGTTTTTACAGGGCAGTTGTAAAGATCTGCGAGCATTGATCTCCACAGCGGTGAGCTTCCGCCGCCTCCGCATGCCATCATGTCGGACACGTTGATATCCATTTCTCTGAATACCTCAACGCAATCTCTCAGGGAGTATGATACGCCCTCCATTACTGCTCTCAGCATATCACGCTTTGTGTGCATTGCGGAAAGTCCGAAGAATACTCCTCTTGCGTCAGGGTCAAGATGCGGTGTTCTTTCACCCATGAGATATGGCAGATAGAGAAGTCTGTTTGCACCAACAGGCACTTTCTCTGCTTCCTTATCCATGAGATAATATTCGTCAACGCCCATGCACTTTGCTGTTTCTTTCTCTGCGTTGCAGAAATTATCCCTAAACCATTTCAGCGAAAGTCCTGCGCCTTGTGTAACACCCATAACGTGCCATGCGTTCGGTACTGCTGCACAGCAGGTGTGAACTCTGCCCTTTGGGTCGATAGAGATAGAAGAAGTGTGTGCGAATACAACGCCTGATGTTCCGATAGTTGTGAACGCCTTACCGTCCTCTGCAACGCCTGTTCCGATAGCCGCAGCGGCATTGTCGCCTGCTCCGCCTACTACTATAGTACCCTCTTTAAGTCCTGTAAGCTCAGCCATTTTCTTTGTGACCTTGCCTGTTACCTCGCATGACTCGTAAACCTTGCCCAGCATTGACATATCAATGCCAAGCGTATCGCAGACTTCCTTTGACCAGCAGCGGTTTGGCACGTCAAGAAGCTGCATACCGCTTGCGTCGGAAACCTCTGTTGCATATTCGCCTGTGAGGATAAATCTCAGATAGTCCTTTGGCAGAAGAATGTGTCTGCACTTTTCATATATATCAGGCTCGTTGTTCTTTACCCAAAGAATTTTCGCAGCCGTCCAGCCTGTGAGGGCAGGGTTTGCTGTTATCTTGATGAGCTTTTCTCTGCCTAGCTTTTCGTTCATTTCTTCAACTTCTGCGGCAGTTCTCTGATCGCACCATATTATGGACTTTCTAAGAACGTTGTTGTCCTTATCCAGCATAACAAGTCCGTGCATCTGACCTGAGATACCAACGCCTGCAACGTCCTCTTTATTTACGCCGCTTTTTGTCATAACAGCCTTGATTGTGTTTATCATTGCGTTTGCCCAATCAGCAGGATCCTGTTCTGCATAGCCGTTTTTAGGCTGATACATAGGATATTCAATAGTTACAGAAGAAATAACAGTGCCCTTTTCGTCAAAAAGCACCGTCTTAGTGCCGCTTGTGCCGCAGTCTACGCCGATTACATAAGCCATAGTTTTTACTCCTTTATAATATGTATAGTATCATTTGTGCTCATTAAAACGATTACATTAATTATACAATATTTCTCTCTAAAATGCAATACCCATAAAACGTTTTCGCAAAATTTATCTGCACATAAAAAAAGGACGGTGGGGCTACCGTCCTATAAGTTTGTTGAAAGACCTGGCGAACTTGTTGGCGGGACGTCGTGTCTGCGTTATTGGCAGGGTTCGGTCTTATACCGCCATTTTAAGTCTAGTCTGCTTTCTCAAGCACAAAGAATGTGCTGTTGTTTTCGCTTTTCATTTCCTTTATAGCCCAGCCTGCCGCGATCAGACTGTTGAGCTTTTCAACTCGCTGAAATCTGTCCATATCCGGGGCTTTTCCATCATGGGCTTTGTCCTCATTTCTTGAAACATAAAATATCTTTTGCATATATATCCTCTTTCCCTGAGAGTGACAATTGTTCCCCGACTTTTTTGCAACTGTCGCATTTTATTGATTACATTATACTACACAAATATGTAGATTTCAAGGAATACCAAAAATTTTAACCTCTTTTTAACGCTTTAGTATTATTCTGATTTTTCATGCTTTTCAGTGCTTATTATATATAACGGCATAGGTAAGGTGTAAAAATGCACGTTTTCAGGGCTGTTTTATGTGCTGATATGTACAAAAACTTATGACGAGTGAGTATTTTTATATGACAGCCCTTGACTTTTTTTTATAAAAGGCATATAATAATATTATTAATTTATATATTTATAGTCTTTATAAATAATGAAACTAATTTATATGGAGGGTTTAACAATGGGTAGAGTATATAACTTCAGCGCAGGTCCTGCTGTACTCCCTGAAGAAGTGCTTAAGGAAGCTGCCGATGAAATGCTCGATTATAAGGGCACAGGTATGAGCGTAATGGAGATGAGCCACCGTTCCAAGGCGTTCGATGACATCATCAAGGAAGCTGAAAAGGACATCAGAGATCTTATGGGTATCCCTGATAACTATAAGGTGCTGTTCCTTCAGGGCGGTGCTTCTCAGCAGTTCTCAGCCGTTCCTATGAACCTTATGAAGAACAAGAAAGCGGCTTACATAATCACAGGTCAGTGGGCTAAGAAGGCTTATCAGGAGGCTCAGAAATACGGCGAGGCTGTTGCTGTGGCTTCTTCTGCTGACAAGACTTTCTCTTATATCCCTGATTGTTCAGATCTGGATATCCCAGAGGACGCTGACTATGTTTATATCTGCGAAAACAATACTATCTATGGTACAAAGTACAAGACTCTGCCTAACACAAAGGGTCACACACTTGTTGCAGACGTTTCTTCCTGCTTCCTGTCTGAGCCTGTTGACGTAACAAAGTACGGCGTTATTTACGGCGGCGTTCAGAAGAACGTTGGTCCTGCCGGCGTTGTTATCGCTATCATCAGAGAAGATCTTATCACTGACGATGTTCTCGAGGGAACACCTACAATGCTCAAGTGGAAAACTCAGGCTGACGCTGACTCTCTTTACAATACACCTCCTTGCTATGGCATCTACATCTGCGGCAAGGTATTCAAGTGGATAAAGAAAATGGGCGGTCTTGAGGCTATGAAGGCTCACAACGAGAAAAAGGCTAAGATACTCTATGATTATCTTGACCAGAGCAAGCTTTTCAAGGGCACTGTTGTTCCTGAGGACAGATCTCTTATGAACGTTCCATTCGTAACAGGCGACGCTGAGCTTGACAAGAAGTTCGTTGCTGAGGCTACAGCAGCAGGCTTTGTAAACCTCAAGGGTCACAGAACTGTTGGCGGTATGAGAGCCTCTATCTACAACGCAATGCCTATCGAGGGCGTTGAAAAGCTTGTTGAGTTCATGAAGAAGTTCGAGGCTGAGAACGCATAAGCGTAACCTTATTATAAGAGAGGGTAATTTACAATGTATGAGATAAAGACATTAAATAAGATCGCTACCTGCGGTACTGATATCTTTGACAAGGCTAAGTACACAGTAAGCGACAATGCTGAAAATCCTACCGCTATAATGGTACGTTCAGCAAAGATGCACGATATGGAAATGCCTGAGAGCCTGCTTGCTATTGCAAGAGCAGGTGCTGGCGTAAACAATATTCCGGTTGAGAAGTGCGCAGAGCAGGGTATCGTTGTATTCAACACACCTGGCGCAAACTCAAACGCTGTTAAGGAGCTTGCTATTTGTGCGCTTCTTCTTGCTTCAAGAAAGATAACAGAGGCTGCTGCATGGGCTGCTTCACTTAAGGGCACTCCTGACGCTCCTAAGACAGTTGAGGGCGGCAAGTCTAAGTTTGCAGGTCCTGAGATACTGGGCAAGACACTTGGTGTTATAGGTCTTGGTGCTATCGGCGGAAAGATCGCAAATGCTGCTGTTGCACTTGGCATGGACGTTATCGGCTATGACCCGTTCCTTTCAGTAAACGCAGCTATCCAGCTTGATCCTGCTGTAAAGGTAACAGCTGACATCAACGATATCTACAAGAACAGTGACTATATCACTATCCACGTTCCTTATACACCTGACACAAAGAACACTATCGACGAAGCTCAGATAGCAATGATGAAGGACGGCGTTCGTCTTATCAACCTTGCAAGAGGCGAGCTTATCAACAGTGCGGCTGTTGTAAAGGCTATCAAGGACGGAAAGGTTGCAAAGTATGTAACAGACTTTGCAGATGATGTTGTTCTTGGCGAGGAGAATGTTATCGTTCTTCCACACCTTGGCGCTTCCACACCTGAGTCTGAGGACAACTGCGCAACAATGGCGGCTCACGAGCTTATCGACTATATCGAGAAGGGAACTATCAAGAATTCTGTAAACTTCCCTAATGCAGAGCTTGCTAAAACAGGCGACCACCTTGTTTGCGTGCTTCACAAGAACGTTCCTGCACTTATCGCACAGATCACATCTGTTGTATCTGACAAGGGCGCAAATATCGAGAACCTTGTAAACAAGTCTAAGAAAGACTGGGCTTACACAATGCTCGATGTTACAGGAGATGTTGACGCTGACGCTTTCAAGTCTATCGAGGGTGTTGTTGGCGTAAGAGTTCTTTAATTGTTGATAAAAGAAATTTTATATGCAGCAATGAGGCTGCCCACGGACGAGTTGCGTCTTGGGCAGCCTTTTTTGATACAAAAAGCTATAATTTAAGTGAAAAATGGAGGAATTTAAAATGGACAAACTTATAACAGCAATTTTATTTATCGGAATACCAATGGCACTGACTCAGCTTATTTACAGGATAATTGACCACAAGGGTAACAAGACCGCAAAGCTTGCTGAGCGTTTTCCTGTGCTTGTGAAAAGAAAGTTTCTTGTGCAGATAGGCGGAGCAATGGCGTTCGTTATCGTGTTCGGGCTTATCTCGCTTCTGCTTGACCTGCCTATCAAGGTGTTTTTCATTGTGTGCGGGGTTGTAGTGGGCGTGATAAACGGCATGGCTGTTACGCTTATGTACAGAGATTAGTCGGTTGCAACGTGGCAACTGGGGCAAAATAAAAAGCTGTCAGAATGATTGATCTGACAGCTTTTTTTGTATGCTTATTTCTTTCTGAATACCACAAGCTTACTGATGACATAGTTAAGTATCAGCACAACAACGTTTGCCACTATCTTTGTTACCCAATAGTTGAAGCTGAGAAGTGAGTAGCCGAGCCACATCATGAACATTTCTACGAGAAGAGTGAATATCCTTCCGCCGTAAAATGAAGCCGCTTCGGAGATTATCGCCTTTTTGCCCTCTGCTTCAGACTCGAAAACCCATATCCTGTTGGTTATGTATGCGAACGTTACCGCACATATCCATGATATGACAGTACTTGCAGTGGAAACACCGCCCTTGCCTATGCCTGCCTGTTCCAAAAGCACTTTTGAGATGCCTGCGGTCACAAAGCTCACTGCGGTGGTGAGTACGCCGAAAAACAGATACAAAAGCATTTCCTTGTTTTTGACGTAAAATGGTCTGAACCAGCCGAATATCTTCCAGTCCATTATTTTGTCGAAAATGTCCTTATCTTTCTTTGCCATTTTTGTTATCTCCTTTTGTGCATATGAATATTATGAACACAAAGAATATTATAACTCTTTTACATTGTTTTTTCAATAATACTGTTGCAATTGGTTAAAAAATATGTTATGATAACTATATGTAGTCAGTTTTCATGACTGCCTTTAGTGCTATTTTTATAACTAGGGCAGCAAATTTATACTCTGACCTGAAAGGATAATTTTATTTTATGAAAGTTGTTATCATCGCTGTGCTTCTTATGCTGTCTGCTATTTGTTCTGCAACGGAGACAGCGTTTTCTTCATGCAACAGGATAAGGCTAAAAAAACTTGCAGACGACGGAAACAAGTCTGCAAAGAAGGCAATGAACATATGCGATAATTTTGACAAGGCACTCACTGCTATACTTGTTGGAAACAATGTGGTGAACATTTCTTCATCGTCTATCGCAACGGTGCTTTTTACTGAGAAGTTCGGCAAGGGAAGCGTGGGTCTGGCTACTGTAGTCATGACAGTGCTTGTGCTTATTTTTGGTGAGATCTTGCCTAAGAGCCTTGCAAAGGAAAATTCTGAGCGGTTTTCTATTCTTATGGCGGCTCCGCTTTCCGCATTCATGTTCATCATCACACCTATTACGGCTATCTTTATGGGCATAAAAAGCGGTGTTTCAAAGATTGTGGGCAACAAGAACAGCGAGCCGTCTGTTACTGAGGAAGAGCTTAAATATATCATAGACGAGATTCAGGACGAGGGCGTACTTGAAGAGCAGGAGTCGGAGCTTGTGCGTTCGGCACTGGATTTTGACGAAATAACCATAAGCGAGATACTTGTGCCTAGAGTAAATATCGAGGGTGTTGAGCTTCATGAGGATATGGAGAGCATAAAAAAACGCTTTGTGCAGACAAAGTTTTCAAGGCTTCCTGTGTATGACAAGGATATAGACCACATTGTGGGACTTATCCACCAGTCTGACTTTTTTGAAATGTATCTGAAGGGTAAAACGGACATAAGCCTTATAATGAACAAGCCACTCTACATAACTGAGAGCCGCAAGATATCGGATATTTTAAAGCAGATGCAGCGCAAAAAGGTGCATATGGCGGTGGTGCTCGACCAATATGGCGGTACGGAGGGCATTTGTACTCTTGAGGATATCATAGAGGAGCTTGTGGGCGAGATCTATGATGAAAGCGACGAGGAGGATACCTCCCTTGTGAAAATAAGCGACGGTGTTTATGAGGCGTCGGCGGAGCTTTCGGTATCGGATTTTCTTGACAGGATAGGACTGCCGGAGGACACTATCGAAACCGAAAGAACATCTCTCGGTGGCTGGATAATGGATATGCTTGACAGACTTCCTGAGCAGAATGAAGTTATAAGCTGTCCGCCTTTTGAGATGACAGTGAAAATGGAGGACGAACAGAAAATGGACAGGATACGCTTCAAGATATCTGAGGAGGAGCTTGAAAGCAAGAAGGCGGAGGAAGAAAATGCCTAAGCAGATAAAGAAAGAGCAGATAAAAAAGTCAGAGCTTTTATACAGAAAATGGTCTGTTGCAGGGCTTGCGGCAGCGGCTGTGTTCATGGGGTGTATGGCTGGGCTTATGAGCATGATAGTGAAAACCGAGGGGGCAAAAGTGCCAACGATAGTGCTTTTTGCGGCGTTCATTATCTACACGGCAGTGTCGGTGGTATGTGCGGTGCTTGGAGTGAAAAGCTATGTAAAGGACGACTGCGGAGTGTGTCTTTTTCAGGGTATAGTGCATATTTACAGCGTTATAGCCTGCGTAATGAATGTGAGAATGGCATTTATAATACTGTTCTCAGCGTTAGGCTCGCAATCGGGGGTAGATACCCTTATAGGAAGCCAATCGCAGAACGAATTTATACAAAGTCAGTATGCAAGCTGGATATGTCTAGCTGTTGCTACTCTGTTCTCAGTGATACTTGGTATTTTGGCGGTAGTATGGCTTGTGAAAAATAAAAAGAACTGATAAATCGGCTTTGCGTAGGGGCGACCTTGGGTCGCCCGTTATTTTGTATGTTTCACAGCATACAGGTCTTAGAAAATCATATAGTAAGGAAGAAGAAAAATAATGTTTTTGCTTATACTTGTAGTTGTATGCTACACAATATGTTCCCTTAGTGACAAGTACGCTGTTTCAACGGCAAAATTCAACGGCGATGAGCTTGGATTCTTAATGGCGGCGGCAACGGCTGTTTTCATGGCTTGCTGTCTGCCTTTCCTCGACAGGACTATTACGCTTAGCTGGCAGTCATTTGCGGCGATAGGTCTGCTGTGCTTGTCGAAGATCCTTGAATTTAAGCTTTCGGCTATTATCCTTGATGAAATATCAGCCTTTGAGCTTAAGGCTTGGCTTGGTATCACCCTTTTCATGTCCTATGCAACGGATATTTTTCTTGGTGAAAAGCCGAGCATTTTCAAGTTCCTTTTTATCGTGCTTACTGTTGCAGGACTTGTTTTTATCGCAAAATCAGGCAGAACGGACAGCGGCAATATAAATTACCGCAGAATCGTTCTTCCGCTGGTGTTTTATCTGCTGGCAAGATACGGCTACGGCATAGTTGTAAGAGCGTCGGAGAATTACATATCCTCGACCATGGCGCTGTTCTTTGCGCTTATACTTATGGCTATCATACTTCTGCCAAGGGCAAAGCCTTTGGAGATATTCAAGAAAAATCAAAAGGGCGCATGGGTGGTTGTGCTTACAAAGATTCCGAATGTGGCAGGTCTGCTTGCGGAGAACGCTGTTATTGCTGTGAGCCTTGCGAGTGCGTCATTTATCCAGCCTATGATACTGTGTTCGCTGTTTGTTATAGCGCTCATAAGAAAAGAGCCTATCACAAAGCTGAGATTTATCGGCAGCGTTATTTGTATGGTGGGCATAATAGGATTTCAAATATGTTAAAAAGCAAAACGTCGGACGTTTTCAAATTCGTCCGACGTTTTGTTGTCTGAAAGTTTACAGAAATAAAGTGAGCGACCAGAGGTCGCCCCAACATCTTGATGTTATGTTTATCTTTCGGTATTGTACATTGCGGCAAACCAGTAATCTTCTTCAAGATAGCTTGTGTCTTTCTTGCCCCATGTAATTTTTATTTTCACAAGACAGCCGTCAATATCCTCTTTCGGAAGCTCCAGCTTTTTGGACTCCTTGGCAAGCACCTTTCCGTCATAGCTGTAGGCAGTGTAAAGCACGTCACCGAGCCTATCCCCTGTGGCTTCTACGGACATAGGGGTTTTAAGGGTAACATTGCCGTCCTTATCTACATCTGCCTTTATATTAAATGATGGTACAGAGGAGAGCAGATCTTCAAAGCTCTTTTCAGCGGAAAGGCTCTCGCTCTTGCCATTGCAGTATCGTGTCTTTTCAGTGCCGGGAAGCTCATATTTGCTTCCGTCACAGGTCAGCACAACTGAACCTTTCTCTACCTTTGGGGTTATATTTATCACAAGAGCGCAAGCCAAAAAGATAACGGCGGTAAGCAGACCTACAAGTATTTTCCTTTTCATTATTATCACCAATGCTATTATAGCACCTTTTGGAATAATAATCAAGGGCAGTGTTTGAAAATGAGATCAAGTAAATGAGTTGCAGATTTACAATAAAATATATAAAAAACTATTGACAAAATCAAAAATATAGGTTATAATAACCTCATAGTAAAAGAGAGTAGCTGGCGGAGAGATCCGTTTATGTTTGCGTCAGTACGTTCCGATGAGGGACCGCTGCATATCTAAACGGCGAGACTTTTATTGATTAAATTGCCACAGGCGCAGTTTACCCAATAAACGTCTTGCCGATTTTTTATGCGTTTATTTTTCTGAGCCTATGAGAAAAGGAGGCTTTGAAGGGTATATCGGCAATGCTTACAGGAAAAAATAAAAAAGGTGGTATTTTATGAAGCAGTATCAGAAAAAACTTGACCAGCTTTACACTGAGTTTTCATCAGGTGAAAATGGTCTTTCAACCGAGCAGGCAGTGAAAAACTGCGAAAAGTTCGGACGAAATGTTATCACGGAGGGCAAGAAAAAGTCCATTCCCGTGATTTTTTTAGAGCAGTATAAGGACTTTCTTGTGCTTATACTCATTATTGCTGCGATAGTTTCAGCTTTCATGAAAGACGTTGAGAGCTGTGCGGTAATTCTTGTTGTTATCACAATGAACGCTATTTTGGGTACAGTTCAGACCGTCAAGGCTGAAAAGTCACTGACGAACCTTAAAAAGCTTTCTGCACCGACGGCTAAGGCGCTTCGTAACGGTGAAAAGGTCATTATCCCTTCTGAGGAGATCGCAGTGGGCGACATTCTTCTTATCGAAGCAGGCGACCAGATATGTGCAGACGGCAGGCTGATAGAATGTGCGTCTGTACAGGTGAACGAGTCTGCGCTTACAGGCGAGAGCGTTAATATCGACAAGGATATGAGCGATATAGAGGGCGAAAAGCCTCTTGCTGAACGTGCTAACATGGTTTATTCAGGCTCTTTTGTCACATACGGCAGAGGAAAAATGCTTGTCACTGAGGTTGGTATGGACACTGAGGTGGGCAAGATAGCTTCGCTTATACAAAACGCATCAGAGAGAAAAACGCCTCTCCAGAACACGCTTGACGAGTTCGGCAAAAAGCTTTCCATTGCTATACTTATTGTCTGTGCAGTAGTGTTCGGACTTAGTGTGCTTCGTGGCGGCAAGCTTATGGATTCGTTCATGTTTGCTATCGCACTTGCTGTTGCGGCTATTCCTGAGGCTCTCAGCTCTATCGTTACTATTGTGCTTTCTTTCGGTACACAGAAAATGTCAAAGGAAAACGCTATCATAAGAAAGCTTCAAGCTGTTGAGGGCTTGGGCAGTGTTTCTGTAATATGCTCTGACAAGACCGGTACTCTTACTCAGAACAAGATGACAGTCAGAAAAATAATGGTAGACGGCAGGATAATCGACACTGACGCTGTTGATATTGACGATGAAAAGGTCAAGACTATGACAAGAGCCATGATCCTTTGCAACGATTCAAGCTGTAAGGACGGCGTTGAGATAGGCGACCCTACAGAAACGGCTCTTATCAATTTTGGCACAAAGCTTGGCATTGACACTGACAAGGTGAGGGAAGATCTCCCTAGAATTTCTGAGATACCATTTGATTCAGACAGAAAGCTTATGTCAACTCTGCACGTTATTGACGGCGAGAAGGTGCTTTATGTAAAGGGTGCGGCTGACGTTCTTATAAACAGGATAACTTCAAGCGACGAGGAAAAGGCTGTTATAACTCAGCGTGTGGCAGAGCTTTCGGAAAAAGGTTTGCGTATACTTGCATTTGCAGAGAAAAAATTCGACAAGGATACCGTATGTCCAGAGGACGAGGACGGATTGGAGTTTGTCGGTCTTATTGCTATGATGGATCCTCCGAGAGAGGAATCAAAGGCGGCTGTTGCGGAATGCCGCAAGGCAGGCATAAAGCCAGTCATGATAACAGGCGACCATATCGTTACGGCTTCGGCTATTGCCCGTGAGATAGGTATTCTTGACGACAACTCAAAGGCTGTCGAGGGTCACGAGCTTGACGCTTATTCAGACGAAGAGCTTGTCGACTTTGTAAAGGACAAGGCTGTTTACGCTCGTGTTACACCTGAGCATAAAATAAGGATCGTAAAGGCTTGGCAGGCAAACGGCTGTATAGTTTCCATGACAGGCGACGGAGTGAACGACGCACCTGCGTTAAAGCAGGCTGATGTGGGCGTTGCAATGGGCATCACAGGAACTGAGGTTTCAAAGGACGCTGCCTCAATGGTGCTTGCAGACGATAACTTTGCAACTATAGTCAAGGCCATAAGAAACGGCAGAAACATTTACGAGAACATTAAAAAGGCTATACTCTTCCTGCTTTCGGGCAACTTTGCGGCAATTCTTGTGGTGCTTTTCAACTCACTGCTTGGACTTCCTGTTCCGTTTGCGGCAATACATTTGCTGTTTATTAATCTGCTTACAGACTCGCTTCCTGCTATCGGTTTGGGTCTTGAACCTCACTCCGAAGAGGTCATGAAACGCAAGCCAAGAAACGCAAATGAATCTATACTCACACGTCCTTTCCTGGGCGAGATCGCGTTGTATGGCGTAGTTATAGCGATAGCAGTAGCTTCGGCTTTCCTTATGGGAAACAAGACAAGCGCAGCTCTTGGTATGACGATGGCATTCGCAGTGCTTTGCTCTGCAAGATTGTTCCACGGATTCTCGTGCAAGAAAAAAGGTCCTGTTATCTTCTCAAAGGACTTTTTCAACAACAAGTTCGGTCTTATGGCGTTCGGTCTTGGAATGGTATTTTTAAACTCCGTTCTGCTCGTTCCACAACTCAAGGGACTTTTCAAGATAGCAGACATGACAGGTATGCAGTTTGCATGGATATACATTCTAAGCTTTGGCTCTATGCTCGTTATCCAGCTTATAAAGGCGATATTCTTTACAAAGTCTGAAAAGTAAGGCTGTAGAGTTATCTTATAAAAGTTTCATAGGTGGGCGACCTTAGGTCGCACCTACGCAATAAAAATAACCGCTCTTCGTGATGTCACGGGGAGCGGTTTTGTTTTACATATCTTCGCAAGGCAGCCAAATGCCGTCCTCTTTATGAAGTATCCTCTGATTTTCAGATCCTCTGAATTTCAGTGAGATGTTTTTCTTTTCAAGGACGAACTCGCCGTCAACGAGGTAGTCGATAAGGCTCAGCATTTCGTCTGTGTACTGTGTTCTGTATGGGGACTTTGAGCCTGCAAGCAGGTCAGTTTCAAGGGTACAGCCTGTGTAGCACCACACGTCCTTGTCGGGAAGCTCAGTTTTCACACGGTGGAGGAGTTTTGTCAGCTCAGGCTGGTTCTCAGGCTCCATAGGCTCGCCGCCTAAGAGCGTAAGTCCTTTTATATATCCCTTTGAGAGGGCGTTAAGTATCTCGTCTGCGGTGGTATCTGTGAAAGGCTTGCCGTAGTCAAAGTTCCAGGTGTCAGGCTGAAAACAGCCTTTGCAGTGGTGTCTGCAACCTGATACGAACAGCGTGACCCTCACACCTGAGCCATTGGCGATATCGGTTTTCTTTATCTCACAATAATTCATTTTCCGCTCCTTTCATACATACAACGCAGGGCAATACGATTTTGTATTGCCCCGATAGTTATATGCTGTTTGCTGTTTTATGTCAATAATAATGTTCATTATTTTCGGATTTTGCAGTTTTGAGTTTTTGATTTTTGAGCTTTTGAGTTTTAACGGCTATAATGTTCAAAAATTTTCGATTTTGGCTGAAAAAATTTTTGGGTTGTTTATTTTGATTTTAAAATGGAACAAACAGGGCTGTTTTTGTCCCGATTTTATTAGTTTTTTTGAATTTAAAATGGAACATTCGTTATTTTATTACAAGTATACACAAAATATTTTGAATTTAAAATGGAACAAGTTTAATTTTTTATGAAGTTGCGATATTTTATTTTGAATTTAAAATGGAACATACTTTATATTAGGGTTCATCTTCATCAGTGAATCTTGTTGAACCACCAACACCGAAAAACTTTTCAAAGAAAGCTTTCAACTTATCGATAACACTTTGTTTCTTTACTGCTCTATTTCCACCACCAAAGCGAGATACAGGAGGCATAAGCTTATCAATGTCTGTTCCTGTTGTTTTGATCTCACCATCACGGAATGCATTTTCTATAAATTTTCGTGTTTCAGGTTCTTTCAGCTTTTTGTCTTTAATGATTTGAACAAGTTCTTCTTCACGTCTATCTACAACGTAGTCGTGCCATTCTGACATAACATCTTCTACATCATTTATACCAGCAATAAAGGTTTCAATAAGAGCTTTTTTGCTGCGAAGCTCGGGGCTTGCATCAATGGCTTTCTTGATTGAAACAAGTACCTCTTTATCTTCACAGTGACTATCGTGATATTTCTTGACAAGTATAAGAATATAATCTATATTGATCTCTATCTGTTTGATAAGTTCAACTTCAAATACAATGTCATCAATAATGTCTGTGCTTTCACCTCGGCTGCGTCTTTCATTCCATTCATCTCGTAGGTCTTGGTATCTGCCTAAATAATCTTGCAGATCACGTTCATTGATCAATTCTTTATCTGCAAATTCGTCAAAAGCAGACAAAAGGTTTCTCATACGAAGAATAGCACCAAAGAGAGAAATAAAATCTCGCTGATTTTGTTCGCCTATGATCTGTGGTTCTATAAGTGGAAACTTTGATGTAAGCTCATCGACCATATCAATATAGCCAGGGTGTGGCTTGCCGTCAATACCCTCATAGCCATAATAATAATCTTTGAATCCTTTCATAAGTACGATACCGCCTGCATTTTTATCTCCGAAAAGTGATATAGCAGTATCAACACGCTTCTGAAGATTTCTAAAGCACACAATATTACCGAAGGTCTTAATTGAGTTAAGGATTCGGTTGGTTCTTGAAAATGCCTGAATTAGTCCGTGCATTTTCAAATTCTTATCAACCCATAATGTATTCAAAGTTGTGGCATCAAAGCCTGTAAGGAACATATTTACGACAATGAGTAAATCAAGTTCCTTGTTCTTCATACGAAGAGAAACATCTTTATAATAGTTCTGGAACTTATCACTATCCGTTGAGTAGTTCGTATGGAACATTTCATTATAGTCTTTTATGGCTGATTCAAGGAAGTCTCTTGAGGATTGGTCAAGTGCGGATGTATCTTCTGAATTCTCTTCAGCAAGAATACCACTTGTATTCTCGTCATATTCAGCTTCATTTGCACCATAGCTATAAATAGTAGCAATACGGAGTTGCTTTGTAGGGTCAGCTGACATTTGTTTCTTAAATTCTTGATAATATAATTTTGCCATAGGCACAGACGCAACTGCAAAAATAGAATTAAAACCGCTTATACGTTGCTTTTGTTTTATCTCCTCTACTGTGCCATTTTTGCTGGATGCAACTTCTGATATGTTGGTAAGTGCATTGTAGATATAGGTTTTATCGCCACGATAGGTCTTTCTATCAAAATTGTCAAGAATATACTTTGTGACAAGACTTATTCTTTCAGGCGCCATCATAGCCTTTTCACGGGCAATGTCCCACACCTGTTCGTCATCAATATCTTCACCCATATCCATTGTTTTTACATAATCAACTCTGAATGGTAGGACATTTTTATCATTGATAGCATCAACGATCGTATATGTATGGAGTTGGTCGCCAAAAGTCTGCTCAGTTGTGAAGAACTGTGGCTTGCGAACACTTCCTGTGTTGGCAGGAAAGATAGGTGTTCCAGTGAATCCAAATAGGTGATATTTCTTGAAGCTTTTTACAATGGCAGCGTGCATATCACCAAACTGGCTTCTGTGGCACTCATCGAAGATTATAACAACGTGTTTATTATATACGTCGTGGTCTTTGTTTTTCTTGATAAACGTTGCAAGTTTCTGAATGGTGGTTATAATAATATGAGCATTAATATCTTCCAACTGTTTTTTCAGAATAGCGGTAGAGGTATTGCTGTTAGCTGCGCCTTTTTCAAAACGGTCATATTCTTTCATCGTTTGATAGTCAAGATCCTTACGGTCAACTACGAACAGCACTTTATCAATATAGGGGAGAGATGAGGCTAATCTTGCTGTTTTAAATGATGTAAGCGTCTTTCCAGAACCTGTTGTATGCCATATATAACCGCCACCAGCGATCGTGCCATATTTTTTGTAGTTGTTAGCGATCTCGATTCGGTTAAGAATACGTTCTGTTGCGGTTATTTGATAAGGTCGCATTACCATAAGCATATTTTCTGATGTAAATATGCAGTACTTAGTAATGATATTCAAGATCGTATGTTTAGCAAAGAATGTTCTTGTAAAGTCAATCAGGTCGGGAATGACACGATTATTTGCATCTGCCCAGAAAGAAGTAAACTCGAAACTATTGCTGGTTTTACCTTTCTTTGCGGAATTCTTATTTGCATCTTTTATTGCATTGAATCGAGTGCTGTTAGAATAATATTTGGTATTTGTTCCATTTGAGATAACGAAAATCTGCGTATATTCAAACAGACCACTCCCTGCCCAAAAGCTGTCACGCTGGTATCGGTTTATCTGATTGAACGCCTCACGGATAGCTACACCTCTGCGTTTTAACTCAACGTGGACAAGCGGCAAGCCATTTACAAGGATAGTGACATCATAACGATTGTCGTGTTTTGCACCCTCGGCTGTACCGATGACATACTGATTTATTACCTGCAAAAAGTTATTGTGGATATTCTTCTTGTCAATAATAGTAATATTCTTTGTGCTTCCGTCATCACGCTTTAAGTTCTTGATATTATCTTCTTGTATCGTTCGTGTCTTTTCAACGATACCCTCGTTTTGATTTGCTATTGAATCCTTGAAAAATCTTTCCCATTCGTTTTCAGTAAAATGATAGTCATTGAGCTTTTCAAGCTGAGTACGCAGGTTTGCGATAAGATCTTTTTCATGATGAATTTTAAGATATTCATAGCCCTGCTCTGTGAGCATATGGATAAATTCTTTTTCCAATGCTGCTTCAGATTGATAGTTGCTAGAACGTGTTTTTGCCGGCTCATACTCTGTAACAACGGTGTTTTCTGTTGTCTGTGCGACAATATTGAAATATGGCACAATAGCCGCCTCCTTTACTTAATTACTAAAAGCTGAGTAATTTATCTCTATAATATTCGTATTGTTTTTGTCTTGCTTCGATCTCGGCAGGCAAGCCAGATGAAATATCATTGCACAATGAATCGAACCTGTCGAGAATTGATACAATTCGTTCTTGTTCTTTCAAAGTTGGCAACATAATTTCAATTTCTGCTACTTGATTCAAATACAGACCTGCCTGAGCAGAGCCGTGTGCATTTGATTGCATATATGCTTGAGTTTTTGATGTATCAAGATAATATTTTAAATAACTTGGTAAGACACATCTTTTGGGCTTTATTACACATACACTTCTTTGAAGTAAAAAGTCAGTATTATCTTTAATTATTGCTGTTCGTCCAATAGTAGCAACAATAGTCAATAATACATCACCACTTTCTATATTAGTCCTTCTTCTCTCTTTTAAAAATGTATTAATATCAACGTATCTTTTGGTAGAAAAATCAATGAAGCCATTGTGAATATTCTGTGCAGATAATATTGGATAGTCACCGTTATCAAAGAGCGATTTTGGTAAATTATGCATTCCGTCTTTGATAGAAATTGCAATATCTTTCAGCTTAACTGGTGCATACCCAAACACATACTGCCACAGCTTGATCAATCCGCTGCGCCACTCATCTCTCTCTCTCTCTCTCTCTCTCTCTCTCTCTCTCTCTCTCTACGTTAACAAAATATGAATTGTCGAAAGACAGAAGTGCGTCACGATAATACTCATATTGTTTTTGTCTTGCTTCGATTTCGGCAGGCAAGCCTATATTTAGGTCGGAGCAGATTTTTTCAAAGTTGTCGAGGATATCAACAATTTTATTTTGAATTTCTATGCTAGGCGTAGGTATCAACAGATTTTCAATCACTTCTCGTGGTAATCTAGGTATGCTAGCTTTTCTTACTCTTGTTTTAATATAGTTTTTTTTGGTCATCAGAAAATGATAAATATACTTATTAGTTACGCCATTTAGTTCCGTAAAAACTAAACAGTCGTCAGCTGCCCAAAAATTCTCATCCGAAAAGCCAATTTCTCCAGCAACTCCAGCACTAATAACATAAGTCGTACCGCCTGAAACATTGTATTCAGAATGATACCCCATAGGAGTCAGTGCATTTTGATATACTGGATACCCGTTATCCGTAAGTTGACTTTTTGTTACTCTAACACCTCTTGATATTTTCGCAACAGATTTAAGCTTTTCTTTATGAATATTTGTTTCAAAATTCAACAACTTATCCCTATAATACTCATACTGTTTCTTTCTCGCTTGCAGCTCCGCTTGCAGTTTTGTTTGCAGCTCCGCTGTAAGTGATGTGAAGTTGTCAAGTATTTGGACAATTTCACGTTGGACTTCTAGGGGAGGGACGGGGATTTTTATAATTTCTATAAACTTATGAGATAGTCGAGGAATACTTGCTTTTCTAATCTTAGAATACAAATATGTTTTTTGGGTTAATAAAAAATGATATAAATATCGGCTATCAATATCATTGCTACATACAAAGTAAAAACAATCATCGGCAGCCCAAAATTCTATAGCACTATATCCTATCTCGCCAGCGGCGCCTGCACAAATAATAAATGCAGTATTAGCACTCACATTAAATTGGTCATAATAACCCATTGGTGTAAGACAATTTTGAAATACTGGATATTTACCGACTGGTGAAAGCTGCTTTTTTACTACTCGTACGCCTCTTTTTACTGTTACAACATCTGAAAGTTGTATAAACTTTACACCAGTCGGACAAAGTTTATCAATTAGTTCTTTTAAACGGTTCATTAATCTATTCCTCTTAAAATTTCATAAAAATAATCAACTGCCTGTTTTCTTAGCCTATATTCATCAGTATTTATATAATCTTTATTGTGTTTTATCTTTGCAATTGGATCAAAATAATCACCATAGCTTTCTAATATCGGTTGAAAATCGCACGTGTTTGCACAAGGTACCTTTGCTGTGTTTTTTCCTTTATAATCACCTAAACGTAATGTTACTTCACGAAGCGAAAGTTTTTTAAACCCTTGTTCAAAAAATAAAAAGCAAATGCCTCCTACCTTGGCTTCTGAATAATAAGCAAGACAATCTGGTTTTTCACGTCCTATTTTATCAATAAACTCCTTTTCGTTACTGGTCAATTCTTCATGGTTACCAATTTTTTTCAAAATCTTATCAAAACCAAAATGAATACCGTCGATTATCCGAATATTTTCAGCCGGATAAACTGTAGGGATAAAACTGCTCCCATCGTCATATGCCCAAAATGTCAAATAATTATTACCTGATCCCCACTTTTTTATTTCAGTTCTTGCCGTTTGTGGACTGTCTGCCCAATATGACAGTTTTTGTCCTGGAAAGAGATTTGAATACCTATTATCCTTTCTGCTTAATCTTAGATTTCCGCTATGAAGTTCACTTACTGTTTTTCCATAATAACTATCGTTAAATTCAAGGCATCTAAAAAAATCAAAATCATGTGATTCTATTATCGGCAATTCTTGATGTTTCCATATATCCATTCCCCAATATTGATTTGGAAAAAGTTCTCCCATAATTACACCTCGATTTCTGCAATGATCTTGTCGATTTCATCACGAAGCACCTGTTCACGAGCAACTATCTCTTTGATCTCAGCATTAAGCTTGACAATATCGATCTTTTCTCTTGTGTCCTCAGCCTCAACATATGTTGAAACCGAAAGATTATAGTCATTTTCCTTGACCTCATCATAATCGGCAAGATGCGAAAAATGCGTTATCTCGCTGTGTTCAGCAAAGCAGCCAACGATCTTGTTTATGTTTTCTGGTGTAAGCTTATTATTGTTCGTTACCTTGATACATTCATTTGTGGCATCAATAAATAAGGTCTTGCTGTCTGTTTTACATTTTTTCAGCACCATAATGCAGGTGGCAATAGAAGTGCCAAAGAAAAGATTTGCAGGAAGTTGTATTATACAGTCAACAAAGTTATTGTCTATCAAGTATTTTCGGATCTTCTGCTCAGCACCGCCACGATACATAATTCCAGGGAAGCATACGATCGCAGCCGTTCCGTTAGATGCAAGCCAGGAAAGGCTGTGCATTATGAACGCCATATCAGCTTTGCTTTTTGGTGCAAGCACGCCTGCAGGTGAAAAACGTCGGTCGTTTATGAGCAGAGGATTGTCATCGCCAGCCCATTTTATTGAGTAAGGCGGATTAGAAACTATCAGTTCAAACGGCTCATCGTCCCAATGTGCAGGTGCGATAAGTGTATCTTCGCAAGCAATATCAAATTTGTCAAAACCAATATCGTGTAAAAACATATTGATACGACAAAGGTTGTAGGTTGTGATATTTATTTCTTGACCATAAAAGCCGTTGCGTATCTTATCTTTTCCAAGTACCTTTTCCGCCTTTAAAAGAAGCGAACCACTTCCGCAGGCTGGATCATATACCTTATTTATCTCAGTTTTGCCAACTGTGCCAAGTCTTGTAAGAAGTTCTGATACATCGGCAGGAGTGAAGAATTCACCACCGGATTTTCCTGCGTTGGAAGCATACATAGTCATAAGATATTCATAAGCATCACCAAATGCATCTATATCGTGATCTTTGACGTCACCTAGGTTCATATCTGCCACGCCGTCAAGAAGCTTACAAAGCTTTTCGTTTCTCTTTGCAACTGTTGAGCCAAGCTTGTTGCTGTTTACATCAAAGTCATCAAACAGACCTGCAAAGTCTGATTCCGATTCGCTGCCTTTTGCAGATTCTTCAATGTGACGGAATACTCTTTCAAGAGTTTCATTTAGATTTTCATCATTTTTCGCTGCTGATCTTACATTACAGAAAAGTTCTGACGGAAGAATAAAGAAACCTTTTTCCTGCACCAATCCCTCACGGGCTTCTTCTGCATCATTATCACCCATTTGAGCGTAATCAAAATCAGTATTTCCTGCCTCGAGTTCGCCTTCATTTATGTAGTTAGTTATATTTTCTGAAATATATCTGTAAAACATAGTGCCGAGGACATAGTTTTTAAAGTCCCATCCATCTACTGCACCACGAAGTTCATCAGCAATTGCCCATATAGCACGATGAAGTTCATCACGTTCCTGTTCTTTTTTTGTATCAACTGTCATTGTAATTTCTCCAATTAATTTAAATATTTTGTACAAGTAGTTTTACTACATTATACCACTTATTCTTTCAAAAAGCTATACATTTACAAAAAATATTTTGAGCAGATAACTGTCGGGTCAAAGTTATCCGCTCAAAAATTATTACAGCCTATTAAAACTTCATATTTATATCGCAAAGCTTCTTGTAGCGTTCTTCACTTAGCTTTCCTATGTTGTAGTTCCTTCTTTGCAGTACCACCCAAACGCCAAGTTTTTCACCCTCAAAAATAGTTCGTTTTGGAATATCTGAACTTCCGTTATTTTGTTGTATATATCTTTTATATTGTTCGTATCTTCTTTCCCATTCTGCAGCTAATGGATCAAGTGTTATTCCTAATGATACAAGGGCGTCTTCTTGTGATCGAGACAGTTTACCCGCCTTATATTTGTCTCTCTGCGATTGCAACCAATTGCCTAGAAAGACACCTTTATAGTGATCACGCTTTGGTATATTGGCAGTGCCACATTCCTCTTTGTATTCACAGAGTAAGGCATACCCTTTTTCCCAAGAATCGTTTGCTTTTTTTACGATCAATGAATTACAGGCGTTGCACCTCTGACCGTCAAGGAATGCCGACGGCTTGTATTCTTGTATTCCACCGCATTTGTTATGCTTTATTGCAATCCTAGTCCTTTGATCAACGAATTCACCTAAAACTGTGTAGTCATCCCCGACTAGATCATATACTCTTTCGGCGTATAGCTCAGTTGTCATATTTTTAGGGCGGCATACTCGACAACTCGGATATTTTATGAATTTATGGAATCTGCAACTGAATACATGTCCACAAGCCTTGCTTCGCATAGTTATTTTTGAAGACTCACTATCATAGCTAATAAATTCATAGTCTTCAAATTCTTCAAGCTTTTGCCTTACATCCCATTCATTTAACAGACTTTCACATATACACCTAACATGGTCGAATATGAATTTACGTGGTTTTATCTGTATTGTTTCACCACAGATTTTATGATGTATCTTTGATTTTATATTTAATGATCTAAATGGCTCTAGTGGCTCATAATTCCCTTTACCAGCAAAGTCTATCAGTTTTTTGTACCTTTCATCTATTAGTTTATTAGCGTCGCAATAAGTACAGCCCCAGCCCTCTGTGAGTGATGTAGGTGTTGCATAGAAGTTTTTGCCGCACTCAGCACAGTGGTATTTTTGTATAATAGGCGGAGCATTTTCAAACCGATGTATGATTTCCTGCACATTTGGAAATAGGTACATTAAAAGTGGGAGCATTGATCTAGCACTTGTACTCTGAGTACTGATAATACTTACAAGCAAGAAGTTTTTAAGATCTGCATCAAACAAAGTTACAAGTTTTGAGTCATTAAATGCAGAGATAAAATCTTCATACCCATTTGTTGCTTTATGTCCAAGTTCTTTTAACTTGTTGTATATCATATGTTTTAGATCAGCTATATTGCAGTTTGTATTTGAATTAAAAAGAGCTTGAGCATAGTCGGTGTATTCATTTTCTATAGCTATGTCTTTGATCTCTAGCTCTGTATAATGGGATAAGTCATATTCACATTCGTGACCCTTGATGCCAGTATACTTATACAATGGGGCCTTGTGTTTGTGACAGGTACATACGCCTGAAAGTTGATGAGCCCTGTGTATATATGGTTCTCCAAATATTTCAATGTCATTTTCTATGCATTGTGGGCATATGTGTATTTCCCTTATCATCGTATTTACCGGAGCATTTAGCGGATCAGGCTTTCTAAACATATTGTTTACATATCGTGTTTGTTGTCCTACAGAGAAAAACATAGCCTCAAAAGGAAATATTGACATAGATAAGAACATTTCTTTGAGATCCTTTTGAATGAAAAAACTCTCGTTAAGACATAATAGTCCATATCGAATGTCATATTCCAGAGAGCCAATTTTGGAGTTGAATTTATTAAGATATGAGTCTGCAAAAGTTGTTATCGGCAAACCATTTTTCTTTGCCAGACGATGTATCCAGGAATACATTAATTCATCAGGATAAGGGTTTCTGTATACAGGAATAACAGGCATTTATTTGTCCTCTTTATCTATGCCAAGAAAGTTCTGCATTTGAATTACGCTTGGAGTGTTCTTTTTATGCAGATCTGATCTTGTGTGTTGCTGTTTTGTAAGCTGTTCTATTACCAATTTGCTTATTTCTCTTTCGGTCTTTCCAACTGATGATTTTTTCCTTATTACCTTTTTGAAAGCGTCTTCTATTTGTGTCGGAGTGTATTCATCATAGATAGCGGTGATATTTGCCACGACATTTTTTATTTGTACCTTTTCCTCGCTGCTGTTATTATTTAGTATTTTCTCGGCTTCTTTGAGCTGTTTGGCTTCATCTTCTATTTTATCAAGCTCAAGCTTTGCATTGTCATTTATCTCTTGCATAAGATCATTGTTAAAGTCCGAATCAAGATTTTCCAATACATCACGAAGTCCTGCGAAATGTTTGTTAGTTACAGCATATATACTTGCTGTTTATTTCAGGCTTTTTCTTTCTGTTTAAATAATCAATGTTCATATATATGTAAATGCCGATAAGCTGGTCTACGATTCCCTTTGTAACATCATACAGAGCGTCTACTATCTCCTCTGAAACTGTAACAGGTTTATCGAACCATTGGTATCGGAAAAGCTCGTTTACAAGAAAGTAAAAGAATTTTTTATCCATACAATACATATTTCCATTAATGACATTGCCGACTCTTCGGGCTGTTCTGAGCGTTTTAAACATTTTGGCTTTTGCGTCCTCTGTACCCACAACAGCTGTTGCGACCTTAGTTCTGTTTGAGAGTGTAAGCAGAGAATCAAAAGAGTTCTCTCTTGTATGCGAAAAATCTATTAGCTGTATCTCGTCGAAAATGATGATGCCGATAGCGAATTTTTCTACATATTCACGGATACGCTCTGCTTTTGCACCTAATTTTATTATTTTCATTATCTCAGCGGAATATATTGGTTTGATATTTCCCAAGGCTTTATCGATAGCGTCACCTATACCGTCATACAAGGCAGAGAAATTGCTGTTTGGGATACAGTTGACAACAAGATATGTTATCTGAGGAAAATACTCTCCGTTTTCTGTTGTGTGCATAATGACTTGCGGATAATATGATACAAGCATTTGTATTGCAGAGCTTTTGCCGCAGCCTGAATATCCGATAAGAGAAAAGCCTGCGTCTGTGGAAGCACTTGGATCGCCTACCAAAATATTTGGGGCGGCGTATTCTTGGTTTTCCACTGAATAAGATACCTTATCATTGTCAGAATGAAGAATGTGACGTGATCTGTATGACGTTATCAAGGCATTGTAGAAAGAAAGCTCAAGCTCTGCATGAAATGGAAGCGGAAAGCGTATGCTCCTTAGAGATCTTATCTGAAGGATCTTATCAATGGTTGACATACTCTTTATCTTATCGTAATCAAAATCAGCCATAGTTTGGCTATATGACGATATGATGTTTCTTCCTGTTCTCGGATATGGCAGAGCTTCTATGTATGGATTGCCAGCGTCTATTGCTAGTTTAGCTTTGATATATCGTGCGGGAACTATCCGCTGTTCTTTCAGATCGTAATCATCATACTGTGACACGCCTTCTTCACACGTTACATAAGAATATTTTGCCATTCGTTATCTCCCCAAGTTTGATATCAGTTGTTGTCGTAAAAGTCCTGCAAAGCTTCTTCAAAGCTTGCATAATCCCGATACTCGGTCACGCTGTTTTCTTTTTGTTCATCTGCTGAAATGTTTTTGGATGTTTTATCTTCGCTTTCAAGTCTTGTGCTTATCTTGCCCTCATAAGATACTTTTTGCTTGTCGATCTCACGGGAGCTTCGTATGTCCTTTGTTCGTGAGTGAACGTTTTTCTTTGCTGACTTAACGATACTCTCGTTGTTTGCATACACGGCAGTTTCTATTTTTTCGTTGTCTATCCTGCCCTTAGCCTGCATTTTCTTTTTTGCGCTATAATATTCTTCATATTGTTTCATTGTAAGTCCCATATAGTCGCTGTTGCCTGTAATGAGGACGTTTAGTGGTATCTTTACCAGCTTGGAATTTCTGATGTAGTATATGACACCCACATCACGCATATCCATTCTCACTTCAAATGGCATACGCCTTGTGCCTGCGGCATACATCTCTGACATCAGCCGTTTATCGTTAGGTGCAAAGTACCACAAGCCTTTGTAGCTTATGCCTCGTTTTGATATCTTGGCTTTGATAGGCGTCATCAGGCTATAAAGGTATTGTTTAAGAACAGGTATCGGCTGCGGCATTCCATATTTTTTTGAACCGTATTCCCACAATATTGCAGGAACAGGAGCTATGTTCTTTTCTATCATTTCTTTTGTGAGAGGGTATGTTTCAAGGTGCTGCTGATTATGTGCTAACACAAAGTTTATCACCATTCGGGTGTAATCGTGTATGGTGAGAGAGGCTTCTTTGTGATGAAGAGAATCATATCTTTTCTCGATAAGTCCATGATTTTCGAGGTGAACATTTTGCTTGGCGTGCATTTGATGAAAGGCTTGCTCAACAACGCCCTTGAGAGAGCCTGACGCACCGCTGACTATTTGTTTTTCAATTCCGATCTCGTTGCATATCCTGTCAAACTCATAGCTTTTAAATTCGCTTCCACGGTCAACTCTTATTCTTTTGGGGATAACACCTGACGGCCATAGTCTTTTGTCATTAAATTCGATACCGTATTTTTTACAATATTCCTGCTTATCGTCAGCTAGATTCAAAAACAGATTTGTTATGCCGAGAATAGAGTTATTGTCAAATGCAACTGACACTGCAAGTATAATTCTAGAATATACATCTATCATAAAGTACACGATAGGGCGGCCTATTGCCTGGTCAGGGTCAAGCTCAGATACCAGAGAAACATCAGCCTCACAAGCGTCTATCTCGACCATATCCGCAGGACCATAAACGTCTTTCAAAGAATCGCTTATGAGAAGTCTTTTGTTGTTTCGCTGTTCAGCGGCAGAGGTTTTTATCAGATCTTTTTCTTCCTTTGTCAGATGTTTTTGGGCGTAATAGTAAAACTGTCTGTAGGTAGGTCTTTGACATTCAGGCAAAAGTAATCTTGTGGCTACTCCATCAATTATTTCTGCTTGGGTAAAGTGTAGAATATTCATTCTTGAAAAAGCTTTTTTTAGTGTTTTCTCTCTGCCTGCTTTGTATTCATTAAGGGCTTCCTCAAAATATATGACATATTCATTAGGCTTGACATCATTATCAAGATTATATGTGGATTTAGCTCCCGGTCGTGCTTTGTAAGTGTATGTTTTTACTTCATTTGATTTAAACGATTTGGCGTTAATAAGTGAATAATTCTTCATTCCACTTTGAAAATAAGTGGTACACATTCTCCAAAAGCTCGATATAGGATAGTTGTATTTGGCTAGTATTTTCTGCAATTCTATTTTTGAGGATTTACCCATTAATCCTAGATAAGAAGGTCCATATGCAGTCTTGACATCGTTCATAATATGCACTTTCAGTATATATCTGTTTCTCACGCTTTCAGATAGTTGGTCAATGTCATAAACGAGGGCTTGGTCTTTCTTTATTTCTATTTTATTAGATAATACCAAATCAGCTATAATGGTATATTTGATTTGTTGTAACTCCAGCTTGGTTGTTTCCATTTCACACAGTATTAAATGATCGTCAATTAATGATATTATTCGATAGCTGTTTTGACTATCTTTATCATACAATATATCGCCTATAGCTAAAATATAATCATTCATCGCAGTATTCACCCCATATTCTATCAAGATCGTCATTTGTTAGAATTTTGTGTTCCATATCGCAGCGGATCTTTTTCGTGGCGATATTATGTCTTATGTTACTGTATCTATCAAAGACACGGCTTTCGTCATAATATTCTGTGACAAGCCTTATATTTGACGCCAATATTGTGTTAACGTCTTCTTTGAAAAGCATATCAAACTCGATATTGTTATGTTTCCAATAGAGCTTTTCTATACAGAGAATTTCCAAGGTACGCTTGCTTAGGTCACGATCAGGTTTCACAGAATATGCGTGCAGTTTATTATTTTTCTTTGTGACAAGGAAATCGGTTGTCATAATATGATCAGAATTGCCTGGGTGTTTAAAACCATATTTATCAGCGATCTTGCTTGTAATATTTCGGTCAAGAGGGTATTGCTCACGAATATCTATATTATTATCGTCCCAGCGGAGAACATAAAACCATAAAGCTTCTGCCTGTGACAGACAATGAACGCCACGTCCTGTTTTCCAATCCTTGATGACGGAAGTTGTCCCCAAGCTATTGAACTCATTGGTCATCACATATGGCTTGTACTTTGCACCCTCGCCGGATCCTTGTCCCCTTGCTAGTTTCGTTGCTCTGGATATACGTTTGCTCATAGCTTTTCCCTCAAAGTGTGGTTACACTTATTTGACTTATTTTTATATCTTAGTAGTTTTTATGATGTTATACATCCTTTTTTTGCACACGTTTGTTCTATTATTATAGCATTGTAATATGAATTGAATATTAATAAATTTTTGGCTGCGATAGAATTACAGATTATTTCTGCCTTATTATTGTTACAAAAATGGGCTATTTCAACTTCCATGTTGATAAATGTAAACTTTTTCAGAAAACATGTTGTAATATATGACAATTTGGGATAAGGCTGTAGACAAATGGGGCGATTGGCAAGCTGCACAGCATACAGCTAAGAAATATGATGATGACGGATATCTTCGCAAGAATGAATAGCATAAACAAAAATAAGCTGCTACAGAAAAAATCTGTGGCAGCTTATTCTATTCAGAACAGTCCTAATTTTAACCTATCAATATTAGCTCCTGATATCTGTTTGTACGAATCCATAAGATTTTGGATCATATTTAATGACGAGCGGTTCGAAGGATCAGTTACATAGTGTATTGTCAGCGAAAATTTATTATACGAAAAATGGCTTTGGTTTTATAAGCATACTACTTCTTCGTTGTCACACTCTTAACAGCCG